CGTATCTGACAGAACCGCTTGACTGCTCGCAGCCCACACGGCACCGGGAGTGAGCAACTTATTCGGCGCAGAGTTGGAAAGATATTCGGCAGCCGTTGCCTTGCTGGTTGGGTGCTGGTGATCCTCCCGCGCATACTTCGTTGATACGCCGACAACAGCAGGATCAACAGGAGCTAGCGGCAGCGCCGTCGCGGGCGATCCCTGATCAGCTAAGGCTCCTCCGATTGTCGTCCACTTTTCGCCGTCCCAGTTATAAGTCGGAACGCCAGCGATAGGTGATGACGGATATTTCTGCCCGACTGACGGAGAGGAAGGAAAATCAAGCGCCATTTTCAAGTACCTCAATGCGGGATTTCAATTCCTTGACGGCATTGATAAGCGCAAAGATCAACGGACTAGTATCAAGATCGCGCAGGTCATCAACTGCCACGCCATCAATATACGCGCTACGCTTCGTCACCAGTTCAGGAAAGATCAGTTCGACTTCCTGCGCGATCAGTCCAAGAAATCTTGTCTGATCGACGGCTGCAGCGTAGTGCGTGCTGTTGTCATACGGGACGGCTGGATTGGCCCACGCTTCTCGGATACTCTCTGGTGGCTTCGGAGTGTCGTTACCTTTATATGTGTAGATGACTGGTTGCAGTTTTACGATGTCGTCTAAACCTGTTTTGTATTCTGTCTCCACATTCTTGATACGAATATCAGAACTATCGACCCACGCGCCACCTCCCGGCTTATACGCATTCCCCGTAACGATAATGTGTGCTGTTGATCCAGTGTAAGGAAAGTATGCAACATTGACACCGTTCACAGTCCAGTAAAGATCGCCAACCGGAATGCTGTAATTAAATTGTGCGGCGCCCTGATTAAAAATTACCTGCGTCGTATTAGCATCGCCCGTAATCCCTGCACCACTGCCAGCGGAAATCCTATGAGATAATCCAGTGATGGCACCAGTAGCAATAATAGTCCCACTCGATGAAAGTTGCGATGCTGAAACTCCACCACCAAATAAAGCACTACCAGCAAAAGTTGCCTTCGCAGTCGCACGATTGATACTAAGAGGTGAATCAATAAGCGTGCCAGCATCATTGTGACGATAGATCGAGAAGTCACTGCCAACGCTACCAGAACTCTCAGCACTTGCGTCACCTAAAGCTATCCCCCATCGAGGAAGACCATTCATATCGCCATAGACTGAAGACAATCCACCCGATGCACTCTTATTGAGTACGATCTGTGGATTAGCCCAAGCCAAAGAAAGCACACCTGTCATCGTGTCGCCAGCCTTCTGCACCGACTTTGCGACTTGCGCATACGTCGATGTGTCCGGCTGCGGACAGGCGATCACCCACTGCGTTGATGTACCGTCATTGTACCGAAAATAAAGCAGTCCACTGTCAGTCTCGTACCAAAGCGAATTGTCTGCCGCGCCAGCAGGAGGCGTATCAGAGATGAGAACAGTTGCCGTTCCGGCTGGTCCTTGTGGACCTGTTGGTCCAGCCGGTCCCGTTGGTCCTGTTGGTCCCGGCACAGTCGAAGCTGCACCTTGTGGACCCTGTAATCCCGGTGGGCCTATTGCACCGGACGGTCCAGCCGGTCCCGGTATGGTGGAAGGCGGTCCCGGTGGGCCACGCAATCCCGGTGGACCTTGCTCACCTGTGGTAATCGTCTCGATATCGTCGTCAGCAAGCACAACGACTGGCGGCTGCGGATCAATGATAGTCACGTCGTAGGATGTAGAGACTTCTACTGTACTCATCGGGTAGCTCCAGCGTTATTCGTAAACAACCCTCGCCAGATCTCTACTTTAAGGCCGCCGATTGAAGTCATAATATTTGAATGATCAAAATCACCGAGACCTAACCGCTCTAATTCCGGCTGACGTATCATCACAGTAAATAATCCATGAAACGGATCAGTAAGAACAATATCACCAGTATCCGTACCAAGCCGTAATAACGCTTCTGCATCTGCTGCGTGCCGACGCAGCATCATCTCCATCGATACGCCAGTTATATCGATTGGCGTACCTGACGTCATGATGTATTGGAACGTCCGATAAAAATCGGAATCGTTCGACACTGTGATGTTGACGATGGCCATTATTTTGACTTGCCCATCATGTCTTCAATCGGAATAACCTTGCCGACCGGAATGCTCTTCGCTTGTGGCGGAGAAAGCGTATCGGTAGCAGGATCGTAACTCCACCCCATGCCAGCATTTTCCTGCATCATGAAGAAAGTATTTTCATCAGTCACGACGATGTCGCCACCTTCGCAGCCACTGAGCGTCTTTCCTTCTTCGGTCACAGTCACATTATCGGCAACGACAATGACGTTCGTTACGACCCTGCCGACGACGACCTGCGCAACTTTTCCCATCTTCAAACTCCTATACTGCTGCGTACATTGTAACGATCATGAACCCATGCGCACCGACACCGCCAACGGCATTGTAATACGCACCACCTCCGCCGCCACCGGGATAGACGCCAGTATTGCCGTTGTCGGGAATTCCCATGCCGACATAGACCAGCGGCGACATGCCACCAGCAAACGCGAACCCGCCTTGCGCCTGTAAGATAGAGCTGGGAAAGATCATCGGGCAACCACTGTAGCCACCGGGAACGCGGAAGCCACCCCCACTACCACCGGCACCACCGGGTATGTTGACGCTGACTGCACCCGCGCCATTTATGTAATAGCCGCCTTGTCCGCCGCCGCAGGTTATGATAGAAGCGAAAGCCGACACGCCTCCCGGCTGGCCATCGGTGCCAGCACCGCCACCTCCGCCAGCACCAACCGTACAAGTGAAGCCGATGCCAGCGCTGACGTTGAAGAAGCCTTCCGCATATTCACCGCCGCCTCCACCAGCAGCGAGACCACCGCTGTTTGCTCCACCACCTCCGCCACCACCCGCCCACAATTTTACGTTTGCGGCAACTTCATTTGCGGCCGATGTAATCGTCATTGTATTGTAAATGTAAATCATGCGCGTGGCAGCGAACCCGCCAACAGGACCAGTCGGAGGAGGGCCACCGCCTGTACCACCAGATCCAACAGGACCGTTGCCGGTAATCTCCCACAAACCGTCAGTGTTGTAAGTCAGCGTAACGATACTGTGCGCGAGGAGTTCACCGCCGACGAGTGTGGCTTGCCGCAGCAATATGTTCTTTGCGCCTAAGCCGTTCAGATTAATCGAAGCCGGTCCTGTATTCGTGTTCGCAACTCTGATCCGAATTGACATGCCGGGATAATACAAATCCGGTGTCAACGTTAATTGAGCAGCCAATAAATTTGTTGTGCCTGTATCAACAGCGTAAGTAATTCCGCCACTTTGAATTGCCTTCGTGAGTTGTGTCAGGTCAGCATCAACCGGATTTAATCCAGCATGCGTTATCGCATTGACAATTTCGCGCTGCGGATTTTCAATCGACATAGCCGGTGGAATTGACCCCATCTGCCCAGTCGAAGGATTTCCATTTATGTAACTGGCGTTTGGATCGCTGACGCCATAAGGCTGTACGTATTTCACTGTTCGTCTCCTTTAAGGTGTCCCAGCCATCGGATCACCGGGATCACTCAGGCCAGCATAATCGAAGATGATGTAAGTATGCGCTGGCTTCCAACGATCTAGCAAACACTCAAGATCATCAGCCAAGCCAATACGCAAATGCGGATCAACACCAGCTTGTCCCTTAGTAACACGGAACCAAGTCAGCGAAGCGGAGCTGACATGAACAGTCCAATAACAACGATTTTCTGGCGGACCAATTCCATAATTCGGCCACTCAGATAATTCGCCATCAGCAACCGGCACACCGCTATCATTAAGGATCGGTTGACCCCACTCATTGTACATTGGAGTAGAACCATCACCATAAACTCGATTGTCTCCACACCGATCAAGACCAACAACGAACACACGATATTCTGTAATCGTGATCGTGTACCCAATCTGCGCAGCCACCTGAATAAAGAAGTCGCGCGACTGCGCACCCTGCATTGTCATACGCATAATAAGCGCGAGTTGCCGCTGACCTATTGTCTGCGGCGCTTCATAGCAAGGGTCAGGCAATCCCCAATTTCGTTCCCAGTCCGGCAGCAGTTCTATTGTCTTACGCGGATCGCTTTCAATTTCTAGCAGGTCAGCAGCACGCCCATCAACAAATCCCCAATACTCACACAATCCTGCAACGACCCTGTAGATCAAGCTCTCTGGATGCCGTGGCCATGCTTGGCCCTGCGGCAGCAGAGCTAAGAACGCGTGCTTGTAATCATCACCAGTGCGGCGAACATGTCGATCAATTCGATTACTCATAAAGGATCGTCTCCAGCACGGCCATATGTCCTAGCGACGGCATCACATAATCATCCGTGGTGACCAGCTCAAATGATTGCACACTAGGTGCGCTCATGATTGCATAGCTGACCCAAGCTGCAAAGATTGTCTGTCCCGGCGCTGCCTGTGCGAACAGCATATTGCGGATGCTCAGCTCAATCTCACCACGAGCGCCTTCTGTATCTGGAACAAGGTTGGCAATCGTGATGTCGATGAACTCCTTGATTGGTGCCAGCACATAGCAGTCCTTCACCGTGACAGGACGCATCTTATCAATGTAGTCTGCGACAGTCTGAATGTCATCTGGCGTCGGCCAG